CTGTTGATTAGCTTGCGCATCGCGTTGTTGCAGCATCTGAACGGCTCTCCAAGCCGCTCTAGCCTCTTGATATTCCCCGTATGTTTGGAATTGCTCCTCTTTCGGCTCAGCGAAGTTATTAACAACCGGCGCTTGGCTTAATTGCAGCTTAGCTTCAAGCTCTTTCTTCTGATTTACCAACTCTTTAATGCGTTCTTGAGCTGTTTTTCGGTTGCGTTTTTTTTCAGGCGTTGCTGAATTGTCACTATCTTCATTGTCTGATAGTTCGTTTTCGGTTTCAATGCCGGCATCTATTTGCGGCGCGGATTCCGTTTTATTGGGTGATGCCGGCTGCTGGGATGACTTGTTGTCCTTGGCTTCCGGTGCTGGGGATTGCCCCGCCCGTGTTGATTCCTGCTCCATTAAAAATACTCCCTATTTGTTGTAGAACGGCGTTGTTGATGAATTCTTGCAATCGACCAGATATAGCCGATACCTCAGCTTGCTTTTTTAAAAGGTCGAGCGATTTACCTTGATTATCAAGTTGCGCGCCCTCGATTTCCGCCTGTTTACTCGCCATTTCCATTTCTTGGAAGGGATTGGGTGGCGGTGGCGGCGGGTTGTAAAATTCCTGCAGCCTTTTTCTAATTTCGTCAGCTTCGTTAATATCAAGAGAGCCTATAAGAATGTCCGCTATTTTTGGCGCAACGTCGGGCATTGTTTGCATAAGCTGGATAAGCTGCTCGGCGGTTTGTTGGCGCTTGGTGGTGTATCCTGGACCCGTTTCTACAGCAACGTCATACTTTCCAACGGTTATATCGTTTTCGTATGCTATTATCTGGCCGGTATTAGGGTCAACAATCGGCACGTTAACAAACGCAGCACTGATGTCTCCTTTGACATCTAGCATCCTAACCGAACGCTCAGCATTGTAGTATATCGGGATTAAATCATTTAAGATTTTACCAACATGCTTTATGCTGTACCGCAAATTATCTAAATACACATAAGTGCTGGTATCGGCCTCAGATTGCCGCGCTAAAATAGCACGTCCCGATGTTTCGTTGCTTTGCTTGCCCAATGCCGCATCGTAAATTCCAGTTGTGGCCTTCATGTCCTCGGCGGCTAAAGCTATCTGATTGCTCATGCCTGAGCTGCTAACGGGCGGCTGTTGACGCTGCGGCGTAAATCCCGGCATTAATGGGTCAGGATTAAACAATATATAGGGCAGGGCGCGCTTGTTGGCCTGTGACCAATCGCCCTCATAGTTTTCAACGTTAGCGGGCGTTGCCAAATACGGCGCTTTATTCTGCAGCTGCACCAACTCTATCTCGGCAGACCTAAAGAAGTTATACATGCGCTGCGCGTCTTTTGCAAAACGTACTATGCCGTGGCGATAGCATTTGTTACCGTTAAAAATCTCCTCACCGATAACCGGAACAATGGGGATATATTTACCCGGCCACGTAATCGGCTCCTGAAGAATCTCAGCGCCGCTCATGAGGTATTGCATTATTTTATAACCTGATGCGCGACGCATATCAATCACCGGCAAGCTCTGTATTTCTTGCTCCGTTCGGTCAGTTACATCGAGAATTTCACCGCTCTGTAGGCGCACAATGATGCGCTCAATTGGTTTCTTGCACCAATATTCGCAAACTAAAACGCCCGTTGGGTCTGCCCATGAAATGCTATTAGAGGTTGAATATCTTTTTGTTATATCATCCCATGAGGTATAAACCGCTTTAGGGAATCGTTTTTTAAAACTATCCTCCGTCATGCTTTCCACAACAAAGCAATAATTTGCATCTTCGCGGGTTATGCTGCGCGAATCCGGGTCCCAAACCACTCCTAACGGGTTTTGAATGGCCTCAATGATTAAATCAGGATTAAAAATATCATCTTGGTTTTCGATAGGCTTTACGCGGATGTGGCCAATGCCGCATATTGTAGATTTTTCGGCGGTGGCAGCATAAACATATCCAGCATTGCTGCTGTTTTCAATAAAACGAATAATGCCTGCGCGTATTTCCGCTATTTTAGCATCGCCCTGCGAATCAACGGGAATGATTTTAATGCGCGGCGCGTTCTGCCTTATGTCGCCGGTAATCTGTTTTACGAATTGTGGTATGCGATTTATGGTAATGCATGGCCTGCCTTCGGATTCACGCTCGCTGCGCAGGCTGTTATCCCATTGCTCACCAGAAGCGAAATCTAAATCTTCGATTGCGTGGTCTAAATTTAACCTTTCAGCATCAACGGCGTATTCATAACGCTCTCTTGCCTCACTGAGAATGGTGTTCAAATCTTTTTCTTGGTCGTTTATGACATCCATGCAGTGCCTCGTGCGCGAGGGTGGGTGAAGCGCCCTTGAATGGGACGCTTTTTCTCTGGTTCGGTTAATGCATAGCGCAGCATCATTATCGCATAACGCGTTGCGGACAATAAGTCATCATTTATTTTTACAATTTGCCCATTTTTTCTGTGGAATAAGTCCATTTCTTGAAACCAATCATCACAGGTATTAAATACTTTTAAGCGCCCACTTTGCATTCTTTCCAGCATATCTATGACGCCAGCTTCAACAGAATTGCTTCCATCTGGCCATGTGGCACGCTCTGGCAGCATTTTTAATCCATGGTCGCTGTATAGCTGCGAGGTCTGATAACCAGCATTTTTATCGTGCTGCAGGGCATCATGTGGCCATGCCCACGGTATCCATGCGCCCCATTCAAGAAGCGAAGGGGCTATTTGCATCGGCGTACTTTCCTTGCGCCGAAAGGTTTTCGCGACATAAACAATATCACTATCACGGTCATAGCCCAAATTTACCGCTGCAGTTGGGTGGTCCCATCCAATATCTATCCCGTTGATTTGTGCAAAATGATTAGGAAACGTAAAGGGTTCGCAAGCAATAACGTCGCGAGCTATCGGGAATATTTTACCACTGCCTAGTATGGGGCGGCCAAAAGCGCGGGCTTCCAATTCCCACGGCTGGTATGATGCCAATATACGCTGCTTTTCGGATGCACTGTAATGGAGAGCATCGTCAATAGTCATAACGGTTGTATTGCGATACGGATTTATATCATATAAAAATTGCCTAACAACTTCGGTTATCCCTTCGAGAGGCGTAAACGTCAGAAAAACCATGCCGCCGGTGGCGTTGGTGCGGGTTTTTCCCTCGGCGTAAATTTCTGTAGGCGGCTCCTCGTCAAACCAAACGAAATCAAGCGTCGCAGCTTGCCATTTTTCGCGTCCCTGTTCGTAACTTTTAAATTGGATAACACTTTCACCGCCTGAAACATGACGCACAAAAGCTGTATCTACGGCGTCCGGTATGCCTCTTGCCCAACTGATTTTAGAAACATCTAAATGACTACGCGGGATAGCGCCAGTGCCGAGCAAATCCCTGTTGCGCAAGTCGAACGCCGCCCGCCCAGGCCTTGACGGGCTTATCGAAGCGTCGGCCAGACCACCAATCGGGATATAGTCCCGTTAAATGATAGGACACCTCACCCGCGCCGCAATAAGTTTTGCCAAGCTGGTTCCCTGCAAGAAGCAGGCGCTCTGGAAAATTTAGGCCAGCAGTATGAAAATCCAGTTGTTTTGGATACGGTTCATAAGCAAAAATTCGGTTATATTTTAAGACCTCTTGGCATTGCTCTTCTAGGGCAGCCAACTCCAAATCAGAAAATTTATGTAACGGGTGGCTCATGATATTTGGCGCGGTATTTTTTAATCTCCGATACCACAAGCGCGGCATCCTCTGGTTTTACCGCCGCATCGGCGTTTACGTTTAGATTTTGGTTGCGTGATTCTTGTTCGATTTTTTCCGTCCAACCAAACTTATTGGCCATAAAGGATTTCCAAACAGCGCCGTTGCCGTTGCCGCCTTTAACCATTTTACGGCCTTCTTTGAGATACCAAGCCATCGCTTTTGGCTTACCTTCTTCGTAGGCGGCTGCAAACTCAGGGTGTTTGTCCAACCATTCAAAAACCGTTTTTTTACTAACAGAAACGCTTGCGGCAAACTCAATAATGTGCTCGCCTCTTGCTTGAGATTCGATAAGTTTCTGACAGTATTCTGGTTTATAAACAGTAGGTTTCATAGGGTGAGTTTCCATTCATGGCATGAATTCGTTAGTGCCAGCGCCTAAACGCGCTGTAGCTGTTCCGCTTGTGTAAGCAGCGCAGCGCAATCGGTATAGAACGCCGTGTTCTGGCTCAACGCCATTGTCTTCGGTTTCGCTGTTATAGGTTTTTACAATGCCCCATGTAGCGCCGTCATCGAAAGAACGTTCCGCAACAATCGTTGCAGTAAAAGTGCCGCGCACCGAGACGTTGAAAGCCCCATGCACCCCTTTACTGCCACTGGTCGTTGTGGATGTAAAACTAGCTGTTAGCGGTGATAAATCAGGCATGTCCAGTTTTTCCTTTTTAGAATAGCTATAAACGTTTTGCTTATAATTGCAATGAGTTAAAAAAGCTATACTAATTTTAGGCCAGTTGTTGTATTTCCCGAATCTGCTGTTTCATCTCCACCAGTTGCACTCTCAAGCTCATTAGAAAGCTCAGGCGTTGCATCTGAATCATCTGCTGTAGGGGTATAGCTTGAGGCATAACTAACCCCATCTGTTGGGCTGGAAAACGCTGTTGCGAAGTCTTCATCACTGGGGGGTACATCCTTTGCTTCCCAATTTTCGACAGGCTCATCGACGGGAAACTGTTCAAT